GTCATATAAAGATATAAATCGGGGTATATATAAATGGCTGAGATTCTTAAGTACTTAGAGAAGCATAATATAGCGTGGATTCCCATCAATATAGACGAGACTAATGGGAAGAAAATACCATCACTACCAGTGAATTATACCTCAGACTGGATTCACTTTAAAAATAATCCTACGGCGGAGCAACTGCTAAAGATTCAAAAGCATTATGAACAATGCAATTCAATCGCTATTGATACTAGAAAAGTACATCAAGTTGATATAGATGAAATGTCGCCCAAAGTTGAACTCATGATGAAAAACACACCATGGTTTCCTTCTTACTCAAAGGGATATCCTCACTTTTTCTGCGTAGGTCAAAAAATTACAAAGAACTTACACAAACTCCCTGGGTGTGGTGATTATCTAACTGGTCAATGGAGCTATTGTCGCAAAGACGCAGTGGTTCATAACTCAAATTGTTCTATGCTCGTGTTCAATACTGAAGATCAAAAGGATTTGGGAGAAACGCAAAGACTAATTCAAAAGTATGTACCTAATCACTCAAAGACTCAAATAACAAATATACTTGATAACGGAACAATCAGAACCAACGGCCATTATTGTTTCAATATTAATAAACCTCATAGATCTAATCATGTATGGTTCAAGATCAAAGATAATAAGATTTATCAAAAGTGCTACGATCCAGATTGTGTAGATTCAAACTTTGAGAGCCAAGGTTTTCTTATGACTGAAGAAGAAGTTCAATCACCATTTGAGGAATTTGAAAAAACACATTGTAAAATTATGAACCCCCCTTGCTTCTTGCGAGAATATAATAACTCAATTCAGATTTTAAATAAAAACGAATTGTCTATGATGTATGAACACATGGAAGCAGTTGATAAGAAACCGTTCATATATGCTTGGCTTCATAGTCCTACTATTAGAACTTATGAGAGTATGGACATGCTTCCGTTCCCATGCAATGTTCCCAAACTCGTATATAATTTATGGAGGGGGTGGGATGTGCCACAACACGAAGGAGGGAGGGCGAACAAGTTCTTTGAACATGTAAGGAACCTAATTCCCGACCGAACAGAGAGTCAATGGTTCATCGTATGGCTTGCGCATATATTTCAGAAACCAGGTAAGAAGACGAGCATATGTCCTGTGCTTGTAGGCGGTCAAGGATCGGGCAAAGGATTTCTTATAGAACAAATGATTGGAAATCTTATGGGGAACAAGTTTTATCATACAAACGACCCAAAGAATGATTTGTTTGAAAGATTCTGTGAAGGACGAAACGGCAAGATGCTTGTGAATATAGACGATTTCAATGTAGGAATTCTAAAACTGAATAACGATCCATTCAAGAGTCTAATTACAGGTGAGCGCATAACCTATGAACCAAAGGGCAAAGCAAAGATTTCAAGTTTTAATTGTTCCAACTTTATTATTACGACCAACAACAGTGAGCCTGTAAAGATTGAGACGGACGATAGACGATATGCACTTTTAGGATGTTCAAACAAGCTCGTGAATAACCACGACTATTTTGATAGACTCAGCAAATACTGGGAGAAGCCTGAAAACAGGTGGGCAGTATTTGATGCGCTTAGGGATATTGATATTACGCAGATTGACCTGAAGAAAGACAGACCGATCAATGCCATGTATAACGAAATGAAAACCTTGAGCGCAGACAAAGAACTCTTGTTTCTTGGACAACTTATGAATGATAAACAAACTGAATACAAGAATCTGTATCAGACTTTTACACACTGGATTCAAACAAACGGATTTGTAGGATATACGCCTAGAAATTCAATTTCGTTTGGTAAATATATTTTGAAAATTGATGGAGTGTCCTCAAGGCAGAGCAACGGGACTGTATATATTTTTGATCACAAAATCGTGGGAGAATATTTAGCTAAAAAGGGTGTCAAGGTTGATGGTGTGTGTCAGTTGGTTGATGACGATTATTAATTACTTGCGACGAAGATTGTTAAGAGTATGTGCAGCCAAATAAATCTCATCATCATAATTGGTGTTTGGACGAGGTTCAGTTGTCTGAGCTGGTACTGGAGGTGCAAACCAAGGCATTGCCTGAGGAACAATAGGTGCGTTATTAGGGACTATAAAATTTGCAAAAATACCCTGAATTTGAGCCTGGTTAGCGAACATTACTATTTAGTTTTATTTTTTTTCTTCACATGCTCGTTGTGAGCTTTACGACGATCATCACCTCTATCCCCCTTTGGCTTTAATACCATCTGACCGAGTGCAAGATCTCGTTCAAATTCTTCTGCTGCATTAGCTAGAGTCAGCATATTGTTATGAGCTAGTACTCCACCTTGAGACCAACCGAAATATTCTTCAGGATCCATATAGGATGTCATTTACTATTACTCAATACATTAAATTTAATGAATATCCACCCCCTGTTGGTTTAATTTTTTCATTGAATAGTCCAGTATTCACTCCCGTGTATGGTGATGCAAATCCACGAGCAATTTTATTAAACCCTTTGCCTTGAACATCATACTGAAGATTTTTGATTCCTTCGGCTCTGAGCATTTTAGAAGTCATAATGATGTAATCGGTATAATTCATTATTATTTAGTATATATTATATTTAGGAAGGAGCTACTTCTGTCTGAGGTTCATTAGATGAAACTTGTTCATCATAAAATGCTAAAGTAAATTGTAAAGAATCATAACTTGTAATAAGAGATTCAGATATACTATTGAATGAAATAATTGATGGATTATACAAGTCAAACACAACTTTAGTTCTAGATCCCCAAGTATCTGGGTTTGTCCATATTACATTCTTAGCTGCAGAAGGTACTGTTAAACTATTAAAAGGAATTATACATAAAGGTGCAAGAGTGCCATCATATGTTCCATCTTGAAATACATTCTCTGGGAAATAATCTTGATTGTGAATTGTTGTCATATTTACATTAAATCCAAGAGTATCATATAAATTATCACCTTTTAAACCAAGAGCGACAAATGATTCAAGAGAAACAGAATATCCAGTCAATGCTTGATACTGGTTATTATTTAATACAAAATTATTTAAATCATCTCCCTTGAGTGCAGAAAATGTAATTTTGAAAGGTCTCTTACTCATTTCTATAATGATGGGAGATAATAAAATCTATTATCATCCGTCTGTTCATAAAACCATAAAGTGAAACGAATAAAGAAATTTACACTCTGGGGAACATAAAGTTGTGATCCATCATTCTGTGTTATCCTGAATGGAATTTGAAAGTTGTTGAGTATATTCTTGTTGATATTATACATTGAGCAATTTCTATTATTTACAGGTTCCCTGAAGGAGACTGGATATGGAAGAGACGCAATAGATTGACTGTACTGTTCTGTATTGGTATCATATGTTCGTGCGCTCGTGAATAATGGACTTTCAATATTAATATTTGTTATAGATGAAGTTGAACAACACGAATTTGTCTGAATATTCATACGAAAATTAGCATCACATTGAGTTGATATATATGAATATACACTTTGTTTCGCAGTATGAATGCTTCGTATTTTTTTAGGAGAATCTACCCTATTCAATGTTAAATAATCAAATGTTCCATCGGAGTTTTGTAAAATTTGAATTTGATTTCCTGGATAAACCACATACTGATCAGCAGCATTAGCATCAAAAGTTGCATAGTATGAATTATAATGTTGTAATATATAAATTGTATCATAATTTACATCTGAAAGTTTCTGACCATAATAATATACATCTTGAAATCCTAAAGTAATTCTCAAAGTATAACTATCAATTACTTCCTGAACAGTATAGATTATATTTTGATAAGCTCCCTCACCACGAAGATATACCAAATCACCTACATTAAATGTTTCAATAGGATTTTCAGTATTTTGTAAAAGAATAGATTGTGAACTATCTGGAAGATTAATAATACTTGAGATACGCCAACCACGAGTATCAGTTGAAGGTCCAAGATTTATAAAGCAAATTGGAAAATCTGCCAAGTCTTTAGAAGCAGTATCATTAATAGGATATGAAGATAAACCAAACGCTATTTGATTTACTGCTTGACTACTATTAAATGTAAATCCTTCAAAAGTAAAAGTATATTGAGCAACTATAGTTGATGAAATACTTTGTTTGCTTTGAATAAGAGCTGATAAATTAGCAGGAGTACCATCAGTATCCTGTTTCAATGTTAAAATTCCATTAAATATGTTTTTACATTGTATAAGATTATTATCATCAATAACAATTGCAGAAGGTATTAATGTAGTTGTACTTAAATTCAATGAATTGTTATTTGCATCATATATTCCTGTATCAACTTCTTCATATAGATTAGTTTCGGTTAGAGATTGATCATTCATATAGCAACACTCTAATCCGACCATGCACTCGTCTGGGAGTAATTCCAAAAGCTTTGTATTGACTGTGAATTCAGAAGAATAACCAATGACATCAAGGCGTTGAGGGATGTGCTTCTGAACTTTTTTGTTGTATGTAGAATCTTTGAGAGGCATCTGGGCGTAATCGTGTTCTAGACTGCCTGTTATTTTATTAGACATCATATTAATATACTATTACATTAAAAATAAGTCCCTTTTGGAATCATTGAATATCGTTCGTCATCATTGAGACCATAAAAGACTAGAGTGAATTGAAGATTACCACCATCAGAAATTGCTATAGTGGCACCTGTTTGATCTGTGATTATAAATGGAATTTGAAAGTTGTTCAAGAGTTGTTTATTGGTAGTATAGCACCCTAGTCCGTTATCCAAAACTTGTTGTTGCCAAGAGTATCCATTTACCGAAGAAGTAATAGTCGTATAATTTAATGGAATACTTGCGATTATAGGTGAATAAGAAGGGTTTGTTGTAGTATATAAATATTGTCTTGAATTTGTAAAAAATGGGCTTTCAATATTAGCAACCATAGTGTCTGAAGCAGACAAATCTGAAGTTGTATAAAGTGCAAAAGATTCACACCCTACATAGACTTCATCTGGAAGTTCTTCCAATAGCTTGGGATTCACTGTAAAGGATAATTTACCATTTACTAAATCAGAATATGCAAGTCTAACAGTCAATTTCTGACATGCATGCTTTTGAAACCTCTTCTGAAGAACACCTGGTTCTTGAGCGACTGACTTGAAAGGACGAGTCTCATATGTAGGAGTTTCCTTATTGTGCATCATTACTATTGGATGGTATTAAAAATTCATCAAACCTTTTACGAAATTGAGATGGGTGAGTATCCTTTGGAAACAGATCAACAAACAGAAACGAATGGGGCTCATCAACAGCCTTTTCATAAACCTTCATAAATGTCTCTTTATCAACTTCACCTGAGACTTCACTTGAAATCTGATCCAGCTGTTTTTCATCCTTCATTTTGAATATAAGCATATTTGTTGCGTTATTCCTGATTGCTCTTGAAATACCTCCAGCCTTGCTAGAATAATTCTGAATCAAAAAAAAGATTGAAACCCCTATGCTCGGTTGGTCGTCTGGAAAAGCCCCAATGTGTCTATGCTTAATCACGAGGTTATCAATCTTTCTAGAAGTCATGAGTTTTGATCCTTGAACATCATCACACAAAACAGCCATAAAAGGTCTATTTCCATCCCACTTGTGTTCTGGCTTTGGAAAATACCCATCCTTGTAAAATTTAAAGAGAGACTCTTCTTGGAGATGACCACCTGAACGAACATTACGCATAAACTTGTTATATTCCTTCATGTCTTGTTGATATTTATAGAGGTCATCACGCTCTTCTTCTACTTTACGAATTATCTTATCAATGACTGATGGGTCGTCTGTGTTTTCATAGACATCATCGTGATCAATAGGAAGCATCCCCATCAAAGAACTATTTGAATTGAATGTAGGGCTAATTACAAATATTCTATCAAATTTTAGATTTTTCATGAGGTTTGAAACAGCCACACTCTTTCCAGAACCTCGTGGAGCAACAGCCATAGAGACCATATGAGCTTTGGGGAGCAGAGGGTGCGTTTCATATGCAAAAGCATTTCCCGGTGGTATTTTTATTTTCAAAACTTTATCGTTCATCTGTTTGCTCTGAACCATATATAACTTGTTATTATTATTATATCACAACTTGAGGACTGTATATCGGCATTCCAACAGCCAAAGTGTCTTCAAACATTGCCTGCTGACGAATGGTTGATCCTACAGCCCCCATCTGTAATCGTGGGAATTGTGGCCGAGTAAGAGTGTCTCTAATTACCTGTTTGGGCACTCTGCAATTAATGTGCCACTGAGCATTCCCCTGACCTCTTTTAAGGCCACGATCTATACCGTAGTTCGCACCTGGATTATTTGAAAGCTTGGACATTGGACATGGAAAGAAGGCGCCTTTTTTATAAAACATTGGGTTGTAGTCCGTGTTGTAGAGTTCGTTCCACCCTTGGACTGAGTTATAGTCTGCAAAATTCTGAGGAGAACTATGAGCAACTTTTGGGCGAACAACTGGATTTACAGATACCATTGATATATATTGAGTTTTTATTTGTGAAGAAGTTTATTGTGGCGAGATAATGATGCTTTTGATATTTCTTTACCACATGTAGGACAATTAATTAGTGCTCTTCGTTTTTCGTTCGCTCTATCTTTGTTGTCCTGTCTGTATTTTTTAACCTTTTCTTTGTTCGCTTCATGCCATTCACGAATTCTTTGCCTGTTAGCTTCACGAAATTCTTCATCATTCTTGTTTTTTTCCCAAGCCAGTTTGTTTCTTTCTTTGTTATATTCTTCGTGTGAATCATACCATTTTTTAAAAGATTCCTTAACCTTTTCTGGATTTGCTTCACGGTATTCGGCTGAGCGTTGTTTCTGGGATTCCTGGTTTTCTGCATAAAATTGTTTGTTCCATTCATTCTGATAAGCTTTTTTCTTTTCTAAATCTAAAATAGCTCCACGCAAATTTACACATATATGAGCAAATTCTTTGATATATTCATCTTCTTTTTCATATAAATCAAGTTTATCTTCAAACTCAATTTCTTCTACAAGTTCAATTTTAACATCCGAATGAACCATCAATACACTTGATGAACATCTATTAGCTGGGCATTTATGTTTGATAAATCTTAGTTCAAGAGTCTGTGTAGTTGAACCAATATAAATTTTATCAGTCTGAGCACTTGTAAGTTTATAGATGAAACCACGCATTTATTATATTTATAGTTCATATCTTTATGCCATTCTTGTATTTGATTCTAAATCACGACTTGGATCTGGTTGTTCATTGCGACACGCAGAACCGAAGTGAATAGAGAAAACACATAGGTAGTATCACCAGCTGCATTATTAGTCTGGTTGAGGTAAAAGACTGAAGAGGCCGAACGAGTGTCTAGACCAAAGAGCTCACGAACAGAAGCATCGCAATACTTGTCAATATACTCTAGAGTGATACCCATTGAGTAGCAGCCGGACATGTAAATAAAGGGGGTTCCCACACATGTTCCCTCTTGCCAATCCTCCTTACCGAGAAGTTCCTGAGTAAATGCGTAAGTACGCTGAGGAGGAACCTGAAGGTTAGGGATGAGCTGATTATTGATAAGGTACTGCCACTTATTAGACACCTGGTTGGAAAAAGTAGAATAATTTGAAGAAGCGTTATGCCTGGAATTGGGTGTCATATATGCTGATGGGTTAGACGCAGAAGTTGCAAAGAAAGAACCCTTGTAAACAATATTTAAATCATTGTGCTGATCAATACCCATTCCTGCTGGGATCATAAGCTGCTGATTCTGGATAGCATCTGTATAATACTGATTTCTGTTAATAGACCAGACCTGTCTCAGATTTTGAGTATTGACTGAAAACCTTGTCGTGCTTTGTCCAGACGATGCCTGATTCTGCACAACCGAATAATAGTTGGGGTACGGAATCTCAAGGGTATTCCCCTCGGCAAGCTGTGCCTGCATCATAGAATCTAGCCAACCATTATCCCACGACATTGTACGAATCTGGAACTCAATATTTTCTAGTTTATATTGAGGGCTTGAAGTTTGCTTACATTGTGATGACGCAGCAGCTCCTAGGTTTGCTATTGTTTGTGCTGGGGCAATGGTCGTAAGACAATTCTGAGGTTGCTCAAGATAGATACGAACTTCAACTTCCCCCAGTGCTGCCAACTGAATAGCCTTGGGCATCGCCTTGAAAAATCCAAGGAAATCACGAATAGTGTTATACTGAGTATTTGATGATAGAGTATCAATTAGTGCGCCAGCGACATCGGAAATACCTACAGTGAAAGGCTTGTTAACAAGAAGACCCACAGTGCCTCCTGCAGCTGTCCATGCAGCATCAGAGGCATAAGTTAAAAGCATACAATATCCTGGACCAACCGAATATCCATCAGAAAAATAAGATCCAGGATCTACGCTACCTATTACGGGCTGACTACAGGTTCCAGTTGTTGTATAACCGAAAAATGACGATGGGGGAGGGTTGAGAAGATAGTAGCCATTGATATCAGCTGATGGGAGATGATCAGTTGATGCGTAGATTACAAGATTTCCAGCAGCGGCTGTAGATGCACTTGAAACGGACCACTGATTAAAAGTGATGAACTGTGTATTACGAGAATTCTGACCTAGATTAGACCCCTGGTCAAGGATTGGTGCAACGGTATCCTCACCCTCTACTATATGGCGAGAAAGCGAGTGATCTAGAGTCATATTAATATCCTTTAGAGTCTGATACAACATGTTGTAATTTGGGAGTGTCATTAGAGATACACCTGCAACCACAATCTCAAGACGCTGAATAAGCGACTCAAGACCTTTAGGGAATGAAGCACTATTTGCAACATTTGGGCTTGTACCAGGATATGAAGAATTACTAGCGCTTGAATATCCAGCGGCTGCTGAAATTGTGTTATTAAAAGACATGCTGAAAGACGGAAGAGAGCATGTTGCAAGTGGAAGACGAACACTGATTAGACCACCACCCTGAGCAGACTGAACATTAAGTGGAATAAGACGAAGAACATTGGTGCTGATACTTGCATCCTGAATCATACGATAGAGAGAATACTTGAGGCTTGAGGGAATCACAAGTCCAGACGGCATCTGAACATCCATTTAATAGTATCATAGGAAAAAAATTACAAATCTTTCTTTTTATTTTCTTCAATCAACTTTTCGGCAACTTCGGGACTGAGAAGTTCCATGGGATTAATTTCTGGGTACTGAGTTCGTGCCTGGACTTCTGCAATCTCTTCTGGAGTATTATATATTTCCACCTTGCCTTCATGAACAATAGGTTCTGCAACAAATGTAGGCCTGGGAAGTTTTTTGAAATTAATCTTAGCCTTTTCCTCGTCTGAGAGTTCATACTTTGCTGGGTTATTCAAGACATCCTCAATGAACACATGAAACACTGAATCGTCCAACTCTTTTGGTACATTCCAGATTCTCCTAAAGTGAGCAATGCATTCATTCATAGATTCAAATTCGGTTTTATCAATTCCAAGTCCCATATACTATCTCTTAGTTTTTTTGTTTTTATATATTAATGCAGGGACGCCATGTCAATTGGTGCTGTGGATGTATGCACAAACCATCTCGTGTCTCTCCCCTGGAGTTTGAGTCCCTGAAGAAACAACTTTCTGAGGCCTATGCAAAACTCAGATTTATTCAATCACGAAGAGCCATACATAAAACCCCTCAGACAGAAATGGACTTGACACGAACCAATCAACTCATAGCTCAGATCATTGATGTTATAAAGCCCAATATGCAAACCCCCAGCAGACCCCAACTAGAAAGTAAGGGAACACAGACTGAGACAAGTCAAGGTGATTCCACAGAGACAAGTCAAGGAACTTCCACAGAGACAAGTGATACTGAGGAGGAGGAATCCGAAGAGATGGTTGAGAAACGATTGAGTATAATATCTTATTATATCGGTGATGGACAGGACTCGGATGAACAAGTTGCTCGCCTGGAAGAACGAATCGGAAATATGAGTCCTGATGAAGTTAATACTTTGTATCAACAATTACAAGAAGGGACTGAACTTCAGACGAATATTCCACGAGCTAGAAAAGCAATCATAAGAGAGAATTTAAGACGGAGAATTCGTAGTCGCCGACGATAAAAAAAATTATCCTTTATTAGTAATGAAGGTTGTATCAGAACACACCTGGTATATTCAATCTAGTCAGAGAAATATTGGTGATCCTATAAATAACTTTAGTGTAGAAATACCTCAATATTTTATACAACTTGAACAAAATCAATCTCTTCGTCTTAAGTTTATTTCATTCAATGGTCTAAACTCATTTTACAATGTGTCAACACAAAACAATACATTCATACTTGGATATCATTACACAACAGGTGGTACTCCCGGACAAAACTTTTATACATACAATGCTACAACTCCCGTTGGATTTTATACAAATTTTACTGATATATCTAATATTATAACATATGCATTAAATAATGTAGTTCCAACCGATCCTAGCATTCCTGTATTGGTATGGGATATTTTAGTTGAAGTTTATCCACATACAAATCAAGGTGTATGGTCTTGGACTGGGATTGGAGATTTGGGAAATCAGTTATTTGTTCAATTTCCATATGGACGCAATATACACGCTATGATGGGACTCCCTTTTAATTTTGGAAATCCTTATTTTATAATTCCACAGACAGTACAAGATGCAGGAGATGGTACTTTTAAATATACTTATACGACTCCATTCCCTATGATGTATAATTATTTACAAAATATAAACTTTAGAATTCCAAATTTCCCAGGAATTCAGAATATTGAATATAATTATAAAGAGGGATTACTTGATTGGTCTCAATTGTTCGCCAAGATCCCCGTGAATGCCCAACCTTACGAAAATATATGGTTTAATGTACAAGATACTGAGCAGTATGTGAATCTTGCCAAAGGGACTGGAGAGACCATGACTTTGGGTTTAATAAACTTTCAATTGACGGACGATTTTCAAAATCTTCTTGAGACTGATTATGACTGGGAAGCTGTTTTGAAAATTGAGATTACGACAGATGAACAAGATGATTGGCAAGTGAATATGCTCAAGACCCTTGAGGATTCACTCATAATCACCCATGATATTGAGCATATACTTATGGGAGAACCTAGAGAGCACGACCCTGATGAGGGTCCTAAATCTATTCTTGCTAAATTAGAAGGAGACATGTCTGATATAAATGAAACAATGAAAACCGCATTTTTAGATGACGGCCAATCACGAATTTGGCAATTGACTGATAATATTATAGGCGCATTTGGAGCTGGTGATAATAAATTCGGACATGGGAGTGTATTTAAAATTGGATCATCAGGAATTGCAGATATAACTAATAATATAAGAGGACAACTTAAAGATATTTCTGGGCATGTGGGTGTTGGGGGTCAAGTTCCTATTGGTTTAGGGGCAATTGCTGCTGCTACTGCTGGTGTTGCTACGGCTACTGGGGCTGTTGCTACGGCTACTGGGGCTATTGCTACGGCTTCTGGGGCTGTTGCTACGGCTTCTGGGGCTATTGCTACGGCTTCTGGGACTATTGCTGGAGCTTTATCAGCTGAGACTATTACCGAAGATGTAAATACTGCACTTGAAACTGCAAAAACCATTTCAGAAAATATAGAAACTGCAGTAAACACTGTAAAAACCATTGCAACTACAGCATCTGATGTTCTTGACAGTTTTAATAAAGCATATAAATCATTTGACGAATTACAAAAAACTCTTGAAGGAAAGATTGAAGAAGAATCTCAAAAAATTACAACAATGGATGATCATATGATTCAAACTGGTAAAGACATTGTTAAACAAATTGATGAAATAGTTCAAGCGATTAAAGAAAAAGAAGTTGATTTGTCCAAGATTGATTTATCCAAATTAGACTTGGATCTATCCAAAATAGAAGTTGATCTATCAAAACTAAACGGAATAGAACTAATGAATCTTAGAGATATTTCTAGACATTTAGAAGGTATTAGACTTACTATGGGAGAAAAAGAAATTGATCTAGCACCACTCATAGATCAGCTGAAACACCAAGATCTCTATCAAAATTCCATGGTTGATCAGCTGAATAAACTCAACAAGACTCTAGACTTGACTCCCATAGCAAATCAAATCAAAGATGGAAACGATATATGGAAGGGTGTTGGTAAAATATGGGAAAATATCGGTAAAAATTTCGTATCACTTGTAAAGCATATCACTGGAAAATCTGCAGAAAGTAAAATGACATATGATGCTGAAATATCGGAACTCCAAAGATTTATATCTGAAAGCCGAGAGAAGGATATACAACCAGAACTTCACTCATGGGTCTCAAATCACAGGGGGGTGAAATTTGATCCAGATCGTTCTGACAAGGATTCATATAACAAGATGATTTCTACGGCAATAACTCTGGAACAAAAGACTCATGATAAGCCTCTAGAATCCTGGATTTTACAGCACAAAGAAAAATAAATTATTATAGTAATGCCTTATCTTATTACTAAATCTGGATCACATTACAAGGTTGTGAACCGAAACACAGGACACATACTCTCCAAACACACAACTAAAGCCAATGCAGAAGCACAAGTCAGACTTTTACATTCAATAGCCTCCAAATAGCATGGATTTCATGCGTCTCATCTGAATCTGCTTCAGGTGCTGTTCAGCATCCATACGGCTCATGACAGGTGCAGGCTTCTTTTCAATGACTGGGACTATAGGCTTTTTCACATGTTCAATCTCTTCTTCAGAGTCTGAGACATATACAACCTTTTTCTTTTTTGGTTTTTTTACATATTCAATCTCCTCTTCAGATTCAGACTCGGCTGGCTTGAGTTTCTTCTCCAACTTTTCAACCATAGCCTTATCCTTTTGGAACGAGAGCTCTTTCAACTCTTTCATTTTATTTTTAACTTGAGCTTTTTCGGACCGAATTGCATTAGCTTTTTCACGAGCCAATTTGAGCGTCTCAAGTTGCTCTGGAGTTTTTTGGGTTCGCTTATCTACTTTTGGAGTTTCTTCCATTTATAGTAAATATAGATTTTATTTCCTCTGTATTTTCTATATTTTCTATACAGTCTCAAATGCACTCGTAAATCTATCTAGCAATGCACCCCCCACATGTTTCGCAAGGCCTGATATACCACCCTCGCTATATGCACCGGCCGCAGCACTCACTCCTGGTAGTTTGAATTGTTCGGCGGTTCGCTGGACATATGGTGCAACCTTGTGCTGAATATATTCTGGAAGTCTGCTTTCGGTGTATGCTGATATTCCTTCACCAATCAAATTTGCAACTTCGGAAGTTTTAGGTGCTCCCAAATTTTCAGCAACTTTTCCAACATGTTGTGCAGCCTTGGCTCCAAACTCTGCTGACATCCCCTTTTCATATGCATGTTTCGCCAGGTTTGCTGTTTCAGAAATTAATGGCGCCTTTTCCTTTACATATTCTTTAGCCTTTGGAGTTAGCTCTTTATTCTTGATTGAATGAACAGCCTCTACTGCTAAGGGCGCCTTTTCCTTTACATATTCTTTAGCCTTTGGAGTTAGCTCTTTATTCTTGATTGAATGAATAGCCTCTACTGCTAAAGGTTCTCTCTTTTTAAATTCTTCTTTGAAATGTCCTCCAAATTCTTTTGCGACATTTGTAAATTCCTGTTTAATATGTTCCTTTGTCTTTGGAAAAGCATCCAGAAACTTGAAATTTGTTTTTACATGATTCTGAGCTTCATCATGACTTCCGAATTCTTGATCATAATATTCATGTTGTCCTTCGTGATGATGAACAGAAATCCTGTGGCGACCATGAGGCATTTCATGATGGCCTATATGCTCCATTACATTTTGATGAGTCAGTTGATCTCCCCTCTTGGGATATTTAATGTGCTTCTTTAGAAAATGCTTAACATGATGAACTGGCTTGGACAAATCTACTAGATGAAACCCCTTCATTTATATTAGTCAATAAATTTAAAATTCTTATTCACATGTTCCTGGGCTGCATCTTTTGAACTAAAGTGTTTATCATAATAATGGTGATGTCCATCATGGTGGTGAATAGAAACCTTGTGGCCATAGGGGGTTGAATGGTGGCCTATATGTTCCTTGAGATGATCATAAGTCAAATTCGTATGATCGTATTGGACATGCTTCTTCAGGTGATGTTTGGGGTCGTGATGATGCTTGGACAAGTCAATCAGCTTCATTTATTTTCTACACAGATAATAAATGTATGACATTATTAGAAAATCAGGACACTCTATGAGACGCCTAAAATCTTATCCCACCAAAGCAGAAGCAGAGAGTGCTGTTGTTCAACTGAAAAAGGAACACCCCAGATGCACATATACAGTAGAAAAGAAGGCGCCGCCAGACAAGGAACATGAAGATTTGGATGTTCATGGTGTTGTAAAGGATACTCTTAAGAAATCCAGAAGCCATGCTGAGAAATCCAAAAATATCCCAGAAACAATCCCAGAATCAATGAAGACTGGAGGAATGGTAAAGGCTACCAAGCCGCATCTTTTACACAAAGGTGAAATGGTCGTTCCTAAAACGGTCGTAAAGCATCTGGAGAAATTGCTAAAAAAGAAATAAATGTATAATATAATGGAGGAAGAAGATCCTTATAGACATTATAGAGCTCTTGAGGAAATGGAAGCAGCTAGACATGCTCAGAATCAAATGATAGGAATGCCTCGTGGTCATATTCGTGGTCCTCACGGTATTGAATCGGATGTTGGACTCAGACAAATGTTGGAAGAACGCCGTGTAGCAGGCCAGAGGAGAATGGATCTTGAAGCTGACCGACTCAGAGTAGAGCAAATTGCTAGAGATATGCAAGCTGCTCAACTTATAGGGCTTCCAAGAACGATAGTAGGAACTAATCCTATTGAAATTACACCTGAAGTTATTCAGCAAGCAATGGCTGTTGCGAGAGCTCAAAACATAAGAGGCCCAAATGCTCCTATGCCCCCTATGATTCAGCGAAGTATCACAGAACCAATGCAAGAAGGATCAGAAACAGAAGAGGATGAAGAGATTGAAAATAGGAGAAGGAGACGACTTCAAGAAGACAATGAGCGACTGCTTAGAAGGAGACAAGGTTAGTTATTCTCTTTGCCTCTCATTAATTGTAATATATCATCTATTCGCTGCTGACATCTCCTCTGCTTTTCTTGATACTCTCTTATATATGCAAGTCTTTCCGGTGATAAATATGCAGACTCACCTAGTAAATTATGTTCAGCCATTACTCTATTAAAAGCTGCTTCATTAGCAGCCATAATTTCTCTCATTTGTGTTATGAGTGGATGATCCATATTAATATATTACAAGAAATTAGTATGTTGATAAACAAATTTGGATGTCGCCAAGTCGTGAAGCATCAATCTAGCAAGTTCATCCCCCATAGGTTTCGTCTTGTTAAACTTGGAGTTTCTATACGATGCGATAGTTCTCCTCAGACCAGAAGAGATATTGCTCATAGTAGGCTCATTCACACCATGGGGGAACTTGGGAAATCCAGACTTTTCAAGAGTCTCATTAACCCACTTTGCCCAATTCTTGACGGGAAAGAGGAAGTGTCTGGGTTGTTCAGTTCGTCTGAAGATGTTGCAGAGGTCAGGACTCAATTTGTAGATAATCTCATTGGGATATTTACTGGACTTGGTCTTCCACTTACACAGACGGAACTCAATCATATGGCCTCCTCTATCCACAAGGACATTCTCATTCTCAGGTGCATCATCAGCTTGATGGACTATCTTGATGGGATGAGAGAATTCAGCACGGATAGGGACTTCATCATAAAATCTAAAGAAAAAGTTTTCAAGTGAATTCTTTCCAAAAGTCTTTTCAACCCCTTTTAAAATCTTATCCCACCTATAAACTTTATCATCATCCTTCTTTTCATTAATTTCAGAATTTGATTTGCGTTTCAAATCTTCAAACTGTATTTGATATTCGTGAATCAATTCAGGATCAAGTTTCAATTCAGGATTGTTGCATACATGAGTAAGCACAACTTGATATTTTTGCTTGAGAGTCTCCTTATTATCATATTTATCTTCAAGAACCTTCAAAATCTCGTTGGGCTTCAAAAGTGTAGGAACTATATTATTTTTATCACCACCAGTTAATTCAATTATAGCACCGAGTTGTTTATATTTTTTTACAGAATCTGGTTTTGGTGGCTCCCCTTTCACTTTATAATTCTCAACGAGATATTGGACAGATTGATCAGAGCTAATCATTTAATCTAAATATCTTTTATTTTTTTAACTATGTTGCGCAGGTAGCGTGAATGATATTTGCATCTCCACTCTGGCTTCTCTATTCAGCATTGAATTCACCCTTGAAAACTCTCTGATGAGTGCATCGCTCAAAATATTCTGCCACTCAGTCTGAGTTCCTTGAGAAGCTCTGCACATTGGACAGTTATCTGATCGGTCAAACCATCTATCTATACACCTCCTATGAAAAGAGTGGTTGCAATCTAAAACTTCTTTATATCGTTTGATGGGGTCATGACAAATAGAACACTGCTCATATTCTTCATCAGGTTTATGGTGGAGGCAAAATGGTTTAGTTCCTGCATTTTGTTTGCATCCTTCTTTAGAACACTTTACCATATCTTTATAAAATAAAATAATCTTTATATTCCTGCATAAGTTCCCCAATTCATCTTTCTATTTTCACCTGTAGAAGCATCTACATACGAATAAGGTCTAGAAGTTGGTTCATCACCACTAGCCCAATCATACATATCTCGCTTGGTATCAAACTTTCCAATTAGATTATTTTGTCTATCTAACAAAAAATAATTATTACTCCTGGATATAGGATAATAATATTCTTCGTGAATTTTGGGTTTGTAGTAATGTCTAGAATTACCCTCAATAAAGTGTGGTAGTGCTGCTTCATTTACAGATCCTGCAACTTCTTGAAATCTATTCAATTCATCTTTTTTATATAATTTATGAATGCGAGGAAGACCTTGACCCTTGAATGTTTCTTGAATATTTACTGTTTGAACCGGCGCTGGTGGTCCATATGTCGTCTTTCTTATCACTGGTTTTACAAATAAATGTCTAATATCATCCATATATATTAGTGTAGATAATCTTTGAACATATTCTTTTTTAATTCTTCTTCAAACTCTTCCATATGTTCATTTTGTCTATCTCTATAAAATTGGTCTTTATGACTCATTATAGTATCCCGATGTTCTTCTGTGATTGGTGGTTTGCCTATCTTTGTCATGTCTTCTGCAATCATACGATAGGATCTATTATGATTAGACATCAAAAAAGATCCTGCTTCAAGACTTACTCTAGTATTATATTCTCGTTGTTTTCTAATAAAATTACTAATATCACTAGAAAATGGAATATTCACTCTATCGTCATATACATACACATATTTCTTATCCGGATCAGTTGTTATATGTCTAAACATATCATACTGATTTTGATATTTACCAATCTCCTGATATCCATCATCTCCATCAATATATAATTCATACATTATATATTAATATATATTATAAATATATGGTTTGGTATCAAGTGTTTGATTCTGCATTCTGGCTTACTATAGCAGGGATACTAGCAGGGGTCATAGGGGTAGTTATTAATGGATGTTTAAAAAGCAGATGTAAAGAAGTTTCATTCTGTGGTCTTAAAGTAGAGAGAGATACTGAAGCTGAAGATCGTGAAGCACTAGCAGTTCCAAGAAGCGTTGAATTGGTCAATCAAGCAGTTTGAATCCTCACATTGAATCTATGTTCTATATCACTTATAGAACTATTTAAAGAAGGTTTATTCCAGAGCAACCACCGAGACCAAAAACCAGCTGTATATATATTATTCCAATCTTCCCTTGATCTATGTCTATTTATATATAATGTTTTTCTTTTCACATCGTGATGTTGAGTATAATCTTGATAGTCTGGATCACCAAACGAAACCTGCTTACCATCTGGGAATCGTACAGTCCATTTCTTTGCAGATCCTCTTTTTAAAATCAGATTCATATATTATATATTAATATTCTAATGGCTGAGATTCTCCTCGTCTATATTGATGGGAATCCACGCTATATTATGCTTCTCTAAGTACTTAAGAATCTCAGCCATTTATATATACCCCGATTTATATCTTTATATGAC